GACAGTGCAGGTAAACCGTTACCCGAAGATGTACAGATATGGGGAGGAAGTAAGATGAATGTAGCTTTTCGTCCTAACTTTTGGTACTCCGCAGCTCTTGGGTTTGGTGTATCACTTGATCTTGAAGCGGTACAAGTCGTTGAATTAGCTAACGGAGGAGTGAGCAACGTAGCAGCTGAAGCCTTTGGATTTACAGAAGAAGAAGGATTTGTAGCTAACGGTGGTGAAACCCTTGACGCAGTATTCAGTGCCGAAGATAACCAAGAAGAGCAAGCGACCGTCACGACAGCGGACTTCTAATAACGGTTTTCGTAGCGGGTTTGAAAGTAAACTCGCACATCAACTGGAGCGTGGTGGTATTCGATACAAGTATGAAACATTACAGATCGAGTATCAAAAGGTCAGCACTTATACTCCTGACTTCATACTACCTAACGGCATCATCATTGAAGCCAAAGGTTTATGGACGACGGAGGATAGGAAGAAGCACTTGTTAGTACGTGAACAGCATCCGCAGTTAGACATACGCATCGTGTTTCAAAGTGCTACAAATAAGATACGCAAAGGATCGAATACTACCTACGCTGGTTGGTGCGAAAAGAAAGGAATAAAATATGCAAATAAACTTATACCAGAACAATGGCTTTTACAGCAACCCATCAACCCTGTGATAAATGCGGGTCGTCTGACGGTGCAGCAATCAATGACGATGGGAGCACACACTGCTTTGTCTGTAACAGGCACGAACGAGGAGAAAACACACAACGAGTGACTATAGAAAAAACACACACAACTATTGATTTACTATACGGAAAACCACAAGCACTAACACGAAGAAACTTAACAGAAGATACCTGCCGTAAGTGGGGGTATTGGGTAAGCGAGGAGAACGGACAACCTGTTCAAGTAGCTAACTATAAAACACGAGACGGCAAGACCTGCGGACAGAAGATACGACGAGCAGATAAAAGCTTTGGCGTAAGAGGGGAACTAATCAGCCTGTACGGTCAGCACCTGTGGAGAGACGGAGGTCGTCGTGTGGTAGTAACAGAGGGAGAGATAGATGCTCTGTCTGTTAGCCAAGCGTTAGGTAACAAGTGGCCCGTGGTGTCTGTACCCAATGGTGCAGGTGCTGCAAAGGGACACATAGCTAGAGCGATTGATTGGTTGGAACGATACGAGCAAGTGATCTTCTGCTTTGACATGGATGATCCGGGACGGAAGGGAGCAGCAGAATGTGCAGCACTTCTTACACCGGGCAAAGCAAAGATCGCAGAGCTTCCACTAAAAGACCCGAACGATATGCTAGTAGCAGGTAGGAGCAAGGACTTAGTCAATGCTTTGTACGACGCTAGAGAGTACAGACCTGACGGCATCGTGAACGGTAAAGACTTGTGGGATGTTATCGCTAACAAAGAGGAGCACCAAGCAGTGCCTTATCCATACGCTACTCTTAACAACTTAACCCACGGCATGAGGACAGGTGAGCTTGTAACTGTCTGTGCGGGTAGTGGAATTGGGAAGTCCCTGTTCTGCCGTGAGGTTGCTCATCATCTGTTAGAACTCGGTGAGAAGGTAGGATACATAGCATTGGAGGAATCTGTTAGACGGACTGCTCTTGGTATCATGGGTATCCATCTGAATAAACCGTTGCACTTAGAAGAGGATGAAGTATCACAAGAAGCACTGCGTCCTGCGTTTGAAGAGACAGTAGGTAACGGTAAGTTCTACACCTATGATCACTTCGGCAGTATGGACAGCGATAATCTTCTTACTAAAATAAAGTACTTAATAAAAGGCTTTGATTGTAAGTGGATCTTCTTGGACCACCTCTCTATTGTTGTCAGTGGTATAGCAGGAGACGATGAACGACGGTTAATTGATAACACCATGACTAAGCTTAGAAGTCTTGTTGAAGAGACAGGGTGCGGTATGGTGTTGGTGTCTCACTTGAAGAGAGTAGATACAGGTCATGAGGAGGGTGGGCGAGTAAGTCTGCACCACCTGCGTGGCAGTCAAGCAATCGCACAACTAAGTGACATGGTCATAGGACTGGAGCGTAACCAACAAGCTGAGACTACATCCAACGAGACACGAGTAAGAGTGTTGAAGAATAGATTCAGTGGGCAGACAGGACATTGTACTACTCTTGGTTATGACCACGACACAGGACGATACAAGGAGGACACCAATGTGTTCAAAGCAACAGACGATAACAATCAACCATTCTAAAAATGTTATATCCAAAAAAAATTAAGCTTACCGAAATGGAGTTAAAGGTAGGTTGCATTACAGGTTACGAAAGGCACATAGAGTCTGTAGTCAACAACAGAATACCTCGGTTTCCTGAAAAATATATAGGAGAGTTATTACTAAACCATCAACTTGCTGCTTGTGCTGAGTTAGCTTTTTGTAAGATGAGTGGTATTTACTTCGCTCATACAAAAAACACATTCCATATAGCAGATGTTTTAGATAATATTGAAGTTCGTTATTCTAATTTACCTGAAGTAAAAGTAAGACGAGACGATAATAATATGATTGTTGTCTCGATGAGTGGTAATCTTGATTGCTTTACTTGCAACGGTTGGATCAAATCTGAGGAAGCCAAGAAGCAGGAATACGAAAAGGATTACGGAAACAGAGGACGACCTGCATACTTTGTTCCTTTAACAAACATACGCAAAGACAGTATGAAACAAGCACTACTTATAAAATGAAAACACTATTCTTTGATATAGAAACAAATGCGATAGAGGACTGGACGAACTTGTCTGACTTAAAGACTGTTCACTGCCTCTCTATCTACGACCCTACCATACCTAAGATGATTACTTATCACGGTGCTGGTATAAAGAACGGACTAATGGAGTTAGCTAAAGCAGACAAGATCGTCGGACACAATGTCATAGGCTTTGATCTACCTGCTCTGTCTAAGATGTACAACTTCCATCCTCCTCTTGTACGAGTGCTTGATACGATGGTCATGGCTAGGTGTATAGTACCTGATGTACGGAACGATGACTTCATGCGTAAGGACTTTGACAAGACTCTAGTCGGCAGTCACTCCTTGAAAGCGTGGGGTAAGCGTATGCACAAGTTAACTAAGCTGTCGTACGGAGAAGAGGACGATGCGTTTGACAGTTACAACGAGGAGATGCGTAAGTACTGCGAGCGTGATGTCATTGTAACACAGCTGTTGTTTGACTATCTTATAGCGAAGGATCCGAGTGAGCATATGTTAGCCATTGAGCATTGGTTTGCTTTCCTTATGCACCGACAAGAGAAGCGTGGGTTTGCGTTTGATGTGGAGAAAGCAGAGAAGCTGGAGGTTAAACTTATAGCCCGTCGTGCTGAACTGCTTGATAAATTACAGAACGAGTTCCCTGCTAAGACAGAGGAGATGAAGACACCAAGCGGTTGGAAGGTAGAGATTGACGGTGTTACTTACAAAGCTGAGACAAAGGTGCTACTTAAACAAGTACTCAAGGAAGCCAAGCAAGTACAAGCTCGAGCAAAGGATGCAGTACCACTAGCTAACAAGCAGAAGGTGTTACCTTTTAATCCCGGTAGTCGTCAGCAGATAGCAGAGCGTATGCTTGAGTTAGGCTATGAGTTACCAAAGGAACCTGACGCTAAGACACCAAAGGTAGATGAAGCTGTACTGAAGAGTATAGACCATCCATTTGCTGCTGTGTTATGTGAGTATCTCCTTGTAGCTAAACGACTTGGGCAATTAGCAGAAGGCAATCAGGCTTGGCTCAAGCTCATGAAGCACGGCAGGATACACGGCAGGGTCAACACCAACGGAGCAGTCACAGGTAGATGTACGCATCAGAATCCTAATGTAGCACAAGTGCCTGCGTGTCGTGCTGAGTACGGTCAAGAATGTCGGGACTTGTTCAAGGCAGGTAAAGGCTTCAAGCTTGTAGGGTGTGACGCAGCAGGGTTAGAACTACGGATGCTTGCTCACTACCTTGCTTTGTTTGATGGAGGTGAGTACGCACAGACTGTAGTAACAGGAGATGTACACACACTGAATCAGAAAGCAGCAGGACTTGAGACTCGTGACCAAGCCAAGACATTTATCTACGCTTTCCTTTACGGTGCAGGTGATGCAAAGATAGGAGAGATAGTAGGAGGATCAGCAGCAGAAGGACAGATGTTGAAGCGTAAGTTCCTGAGCAACCTACCTGCACTGCGTAAGTTACAGATGGCAATCAAGCAGAAGGTAGAACGAGGAGGTAAGCTAATAGGATTAGACAAACGGATACTTCCAGTACGCTCTCCTCACGCTGCTCTCAATATGTTGTTACAAAGTGCAGGAGCTGTGTGTATGAAGGTCGCTTTGATCCAACTGTTTCACAAGCTGAACAAACTAAAATGGTCACACGGTGCAGACTATGCTTTTGTAGCTAATGTACACGATGAGTTCCAAGCAGAAGTAATACCTGAGAAGGCTGACACCTTCGGACAGTTAGCAGTCGGAGCAATCCAAGCAGCAGGTAAAGAGTTAAAACTTAACGTAGCCCTCGATGGCGAAGCAAAGGTAGGTAACACATGGGCGGAAACACATTGATAAAACAACCAGAGATCGAGTACGACTATTACTTGAAACTTGCAGAGTTGTACGATACTATCGATCTCGATGTACCGTGGGACTGGAAACAACAACACGAAGATTCATATATGCCATCATCAAAAGCAATTAGAACAGGAGCTTTAGCAGAACAGCGTTTTATAACAGAATGCTTAGAGCGAGACTTCGAACCTCACACACCTGTCACACCTATGCCTTGGGACTTCATTGTTACTTGCCCTGCTGGTATACTAAAAGTGCAGATCAAAGCTAGTAATACCAAGCACACAGCTAACACATACCTAGTAGGCACGGCATCAGGGAGTGCTCATAAGAATAGAATGTGTGACACAATAGATGTAGTAGGTTGTTACATACCTCCGCTAGATACTTGGTGGCTTATACCAAGACATGAGATAGCAGGTAAAACATTAAAGCTAAACCCTGATCCAACAAGCAAAGGAAAACATAAAAAGTATCAAGAGAACTGGAGCATATTCTATGAATAATAAAACATTACTAATCGACGGAGATGTCCTAGCGTTTGAAGGATCAGTCGTCGCAGAAGAATCAATCGAGTGGAAGGAAGAGATGTGGACTGTCCACGCTGACATGACCATAGCAAAGAACAGAATACTTAATCGCATCGTTGAGTTTAAAGACTTGATAGGAGCAGATGAAGTAGTAGTCGCTTTGACTGACCGTGCTAACTTCCGACGCAAACTATATCCCGCTTATAAATCTAACAGGTCTAAGTCACGACTGCCTATCATACTGAAGCAAGTAAAGAAGTGGATGCTTGAAGAACTAGACGCACAGCTGTGGCCTAACTTAGAAGCTGATGATGTGTTATCAATACTAGCTACTGACAGATGCATGGATGAGGAGACAGTCATTGTAAGTATAGATAAAGACTTCAAGAGTGTGCCGGGTATCTTCTACGACTACAACAAAAAGGAATACCATCACCCATCTGAAGAAGAAGCAGATCATTTCCACCTTATACAATCTATAACAGGAGACTCAACAGATGGTTTTGGCGGTGTGCCTAAAGTGGGACCAGTCGGTGCAAAGAAAGCACTTGATGCTAACGGTTACACATGGGAGACTGTCGTTGCTATGTATGAGAAGGCAGGACTAACAGAACAAGATGCACTAACAAATGCGTGGATGGCTAGGCTGTTACGCACAGAAAACTACAACCAAAGAAGAAAAGTAATAAAGAACTTATGGACACCGACAAATTACCAAACCAAGGATATACTAAAGATTTCACCACAGGTAGCAAGCGTGACGGGGACACTGGACGTGGACGACCCAACCTTATACCTCCAGTCGCCTTACGCTCTCTCGCCCGACGATTTGAAGAAGGAGGAAAGATGTACGGAGACAATAATTGGCAGAAAGGATTCCCACTCTCCCGCCTCTATGACTCCATGTTCCGCCACCTTCTAGCTTTAGCTGAGGGAGATGAGACAGAGGATCATGCAGGTGCTATCTTATGGAATGCTTCAGCTTGGATATGGACGGAGCAACAAATAAAAGATGACAAACTACCACAAGACTTAGATAATATATCATATAGAGAACAATGAAAGCTGAAGAAATAGTACTGCCTGCTCTGTCAAAAAACTTGATAGATAAGCTTGACAAATTGTTTCCTGATAAATGTGCAGACTTGACGGACGACGACAGAATGGTATGGTATAAGTCAGGACAACGTAGTGTAATTAATTATCTACGACAGATTTACGACGAACAACTTCAAGACAATATCATAACAAAGGATTAATACCATGTGCTTTTCTACACCTAAGATGCCACCCCCTGCCCCACCCCCTGCTCCACCACCACCTCCGTTGGCTATGGCAGAGAAAGCTGCACCGTCTAAAGCTAGACCACAAGCAGCTACTAAGCGTCGCAGAGGTACACAACAGTTGACTGCTCGTCGTCGTCCTACTATTGGAGCTGGCATGGGTGGAGGAACAGGTGTTAATTTACCAACATAATAACAGGAGATAAATATATATGAGCCTTCGTTCATTAGATAAGAAAACATTACTTTCAGACGCAGCAGCAGAAGTAGACGGTACGCCTTTCTCAGTCGAGCGTACTAAGGGATGGACGTTTGTAATAGCAACGACCGTCGTAGGAACAGCGACTATTGACATTGAAGCCTACATCGGTGGTATTTGGTTTGTGGTACACAGCCAAGACGTAAGTGCTGAAGGATCGTTTATGATTCGCGATGATCACGGACACTACGAAAAGATCAGAGCTAACATCAGTGCTTACACTAGCGGTACGCACAGCGTCTACGCTACAGGTAGTGTTGACTCTCTTTAATGTTAAACGTATATCCAGCTGAGCAGCTCAAGCCGAGTCGCTTGTTAGGTTTACCTAATAGGTTTGCTCGTCCTACGTTTGAAGTACTGTATGGTTTTGATGTACCAGCAGATCAGACACTGCGAGGACAACCCGGACTGTTTGATGACATCATAGCCACAGCACCTTTAGTTGGTACGGTTCGATACGCTAACGACATCGATGCTGTTATGGTTTACGACGGCACGGGCTGGCAAGTATACTACAGCACTCACAACTACGCATTCCTACGCACTAACTGGGAAACCTTCAGCTCCCGCTCATGGGACAACATGACTTAAATTAACACTTAAAACTTATATATAAAATGGCAGACTTAACAGGAACAACACCCGCAGATACTTACAAATCTTTATTACAAATAGGCGACGCTACAAACGGAGTAGACGCTACCGCTAAATACATAGAGGACGGAGAAGGTACAGACTCAGCACTTGCTATCAGCACGACTGCGGTAGGAATTGGTACGGATAGTCCTGATGCTCCTCTTGACGTTAACGGTGATATAAAAATGTCTGACTTTGAGTTAACTCAATCAGGTCAAACAGGAATATTTCGACCTCATGTTGACTCTCGCAATTGTTTTATATACAGCCGCAATGGGTCATCAGTTGTTAAAGGTGCTGGTATTGATTTCGCAAATGGGTTCGCTTTTAGGCCTTCTGAAACAGAAACGCAAGACTTAGGAGCCGCTACTAAAAAGTGGGATGATATACACGCAGTCAATGCAACTATTCAGACATCTGATCGTGAACTTAAACAGGACATCGAAGAACTTACTGAAGCTGAAGAAAGAGTAGCTGTCGCTTGTAAAGGATTGCTTCGTAAGTATCGCTGGAAAAGTTCAGTAGCTGAGAAAGGTGACGATGCTCGTATACACTTTGGTATTATGGCACAGGACTTAGAAGCTGCTTTTGCTGCTGAAGGTTTAGATGCTGGACGCTACGGTATGTTTATTAAGAATACATGGTGGGAAGCTGATCGAGTCATTCCTGCTGTTGAAGCGGTAGAAGCGGTAGAAGCACAACCTGAGAGAACTGAGCGTGATATATTTGATAACATAGAGGACGCTCCTGAAGGTGCTACTGAAGTTACTCAAAGAGGCGTGCGTTACGCTGAACTACTTGCTTTCATTATAGCAGCTATCTAAGATATGCAAGAAACAGCACAGGGTCTATATCACTCGTTAGAGAATCAACGGTACTCTTTCTTAGATCGAGGTCGTACCTCTTCTGAGTTGACCCTGCCGTATGTTCTACCACCTGACGGTCACAACTTCGCTACTAAATACTACACACCTTATCAAGGCATAGGAGCTAGAGGTGTGTTGAACCTAGCGTCCAAGTTATTACTGGCATTACTACCACCTAACGCTCCGTTCTTCCGCTTGGTTATTGACCGCTATGAGTTAGACAAAGCAAAGCAGGAGCTAGGGCCAGAGGGAGCAGAGCAGTTACGCAGCGACTTAGAGAAAGCGTTGGCTGATGTAGAGCGTAGCGTGTCACAAGAGGTTGAAGTACAGAACTTTAGGAACGGTATATTCCAAGCACTAAAGAATCTTCTTATCAGTGGTAACAGTCTGTTGTACTTACCTGATGAGGGTGGTATGCGTGTGTTCCGTCTTGATCGTTATGTCGTGAAGAGAGACCCAATGGGTAATGTTACACACATAGCTGTGAAGGAGACGGTAGCACCTATGATGTTACCTGAGTCTGTAAGAGAAGAAGTATATCGTCAGGAGAAGGAGAACAGCTGTGACCTCTATACCTCTATCGTTAGAGAAGGAGATAAGTATAAAGTACAGCAAGATGTTAAAGGTATTGTTATTGAGGAAAGCATAGGAGAGTATCCGATTGAGAAATCACCTTGGCTACCGCTACGCTATACACAGATCGACGGAGAAGATTACGGTAGAGGTTTTGTTGAGGAGTACATCGGTGACATAAAGTCTCTTGAAGCTTTAACAAAAGCAATCGTAGAGGGTAGTGCAGCAGCAGCTAAGGTGTTGTTCATGGTTAATCCTAACGGTACTACTCGCTCCCGTACATTAGCAGAAGCACCTAACGGAGCTATCGTGCAAGGCAGTGAAGGAGATGTATCGGTACTCCAGCTTAATAAGTTCAACGACTTCCGTACTGCTCAAACAACCATGCAAGGTATAACAGATAGACTGAGCCAAGCATTCCTGTTGACGAGCGGTGTGGTAAGAGATGCAGAGCGTGTAACAGCTGAAGAGATACGGATGCTAGGACAGGAGTTAGAAGCTGCACTTGGCGGTCTTTACTCTTTGTTATCACAGGAGCTACAGCTACCTATCGTTAGTCGTTTAATGGATAAGATGTCCAAGGATAAGAGACTGCCTAAGCTACCTAAAGATATTGTTAAGCCTACCATTGTTACAGGAGTAGAAGCGTTGGGTAGAGGTAACGACTTACAACGACTAGACTTATTCCTTGCAGGAGCTAACCAAGTAGTAGGGCCACAAGCAGTGACTCAGTACTTAAATGTTAATGACTATTTTAAACGTCGTGCTACAGCTCTAGGTATTGAAACCGAAGGCTTGATCAAGACGGAAGAAGAAATACAACAAGCTATGCAACAAGCTCAGATGATGGAGATGGCACAGAAACTCGGAGCACCCGCAGTCGCACCTGCCGTCAACGCAGCACAGGAGCAGTACATGGCATCACAACAACAAGAACAAGAACAACCACAGGAATAAAAAGAGATGGCAGAATTACACCGAGTAGAGATTAATGAGAAAGTACAAAGCGAAGTTGAACCCGATGACGCAGCAGAAGCTGTGGGAACAATATCGGAAGAACCAGCTAGAGAGGAGCAACAGGTGGAGAGACCTGAGTGGCTTCCTGAAAAGTTTAAGAGTCCCGAAGACATGGCTAATGCTTACAGCGAGCTTGAGAAAAAGATGGGACAAGGCACTAATGAAGAGCAACCAACAGAAACTACAGAGGACAATGAAGGAGATGTACAGGATGACAAGCCTGACGATAACGAGAACGCTGACTATAACGCTGCTGTTGTTGATGCTTCTAAAGAGTTCTTTGAAAACGATGGTCAGCTATCTGAGGAAACATATGAGAAGCTTGCTAAAGCAGGTCTTCCAAAAGAGTTAGTCGATAACTATGCTGACGGTATGGCGGCTCTAGCTGAAAAACAGCAAGAGGAGTTGAATAGTTTAACTCAAGGTAATTACGAATCAATGGTAGAGTGGGCTAATGAAAACTTAGAACAAGAAGAATTAAATTCTATACAGGATACTATAACTGGTTCCGATATGAGTGTGGCTAAGTTAGCAGTCCAAGGTCTTTACGCTCGTTATCAAAATGAGGTAGGAGCAAAACCAAAGCTTACACAAGGAGCTGTTACTGGTGGTTCTACTATGCCTTTTAAATCAATGCAAGAACTAGCTCGTGCTCAATCTGATCCTCGATACAAGACAGGAGACAAAGCGTACCACGAAGAGATTGACAGAAGACTTTCTGTGAGTAGACTGTAAGTTAATTGACGGTCTTGGGCTTTTAGATTTTTCCCCTGTGCTTATCATAACAAATGTGTGTGTATTGGTTTGCGTAGGTTTTTTTCGCTAGAGGCTCCAAGGCCGTCCTTTTCTTTTTAGTTTGCTGACCTTCTACCTTCATCGTTATGTTTAAAGACATGGCAACAGAATTAGGAGAAAACGTGCAGGTCAAAGCCAACCTAGCATTCGTAGCGAAAGTAATAGCTATTGTAGGCACAGCTGTGTGGGGATATAGCGTGTTATGGAATAAGCTTAATGCTTTAGATTTAGAAATACTAAGGCTTAAACATGATGTAGAGCTTAACGCTGAGTTCCGTGTGAAGTGGCCTAGAGGTGAGTTAGGAGCGTTACCTGATGACGCACAGCAGAACATGAGACTGATGTTCGTAGAGAAACAACTCAGTAAACATGAAGAACTATTAGACACAATGCGATACGGAGCACAGTGAGATGGGTGAGTTACTTATGTTGTTCATCACGGGCGGTGGCAGCACTGCTATGGGGGCTATCCTTAAAGGTGTGTTCGGTTATATCTTTGAAAGCAAGCAACAAAAGCACGATCTTGAGATGGCGAGAGAGGCTCGTAACAATGATAATTTCCTTAGACTACAAGCTGAAATCAATAAAGGAGGTAATGGGGAATTTGTTTCTTTTACTCGTCGTGTGCTTGCTGTTATCGGGGTGTCTACGCTCTGTGCGTGTATCGTCCTTTGCACCCTCTTCCCCACAGCAGAGATCGTTACCATCACAAACGCAGACGGAGAAGGAATCAACGAAGTCTTCTTTGGACTCATCAGTTGGCCAGCAGCTCAGGAGCCGCTCACTATATCTTCTGGACACATCAGCCTTATGGGATGCACAGTAATACTCCCTTGTATCTTAGGCTTTTATTTCGGGCCAAGCGGTCGAAGAGGTTGACAGTCAAGAACTTTTTGTTTTAACTAATAGTAATAATTTTATAGACAACTAGCGACAATTAGTCCCTCGACCTACTGCGGTAGACAATCCTGTGCTGACGAAAGAAGTGAAAGTCACCCAAACACAACTAACAAATAACTACAACATAGGAGATTATATATTATGGCTAATGGCGATACATCCCCCTCACGTGTAGGACAGGTCAATAGTGCTGGCGACGTAGATGCTTTGTTTCTTAAAAAGTTTAGCGGAGAGATTCTGCAAACCTTCGAAGAGTCAAACATCTTCAAACCACTGCATACTGTTCGCACAATCGAAAGCGGTAAATCCGCTCAATTCCCAGTAACAGGCGTTGCTTCTGCTGACTACCACACACCCGGTGAAAACATTGCCGACGCTGGTAACAGCTACCTTAGCGACATCAAGAAAGCTGAGAAAGTAATTACCATCGATAAGATGTTACTTGCTTCTACTTTCTTATCAAACATCGACGACGTAAAGAACCACTACGACATCCGCAGCGTTTACGCTAACGAGTTGGGTAAAGCTCTTGCTGTTCGTTTTGACACTGCTATATCCAAAGTGTTTATCGCTGCTGCTCGTTCGGCTGCTGCTATCACAGGTGGTAAAGTAGGAGGTATCCTTGATGTTTCTGCTAACGCAATGGGCGACGGTGCTGACTCTTCAGACGACACTGACAACACAGACCCAACAGGTGCTGAGTTAACAGCTGCTCTCTTTACTGCTGCTCAAAAGCTTGACGAGAATGACGTTCCTAGTGACGGTCGTTTCTGCGTATTGCGTCCTCAAGAGTACTACAAGTTAATCACTGGCGGTGCTGGTGCGTTGGCTATCTCTACTTCTGCTGTCAATAAAGACGTAGGAGGTTTAGGAAGCATCGCTTCTGGATCGATCCCACAAGTTGCTGGTATCACTATCTACAAATCCAACCACATCCCTTCAACTGATTTATCTGCTGTTGCTACTGGCGACGGAGCTGCATCTAACGATGTATTCGGTGTAGGTGGAACTGGGTACAACGGTAACTTCACTAATACTCTTGGTGTTGTTGCTCACAGTGCTGCTGTTGGAACCGTTAAACTGCTTGATCTCGCTACCGAATCCGAGTATCAGATCGAGCGTCAAGGTACGCTATTTGTAGCTAAGTACGCTATGGGTCACGGAGTTCTCCGTCCTGAGTGTGCTATCGAGCTTCAGAAGTAACCACTCTCTCTCGGTGCTGGGGAGGTCTGCGATTCGTTCCGCTCCCCTCTACCGAGAACTCTTTCTTTTTTATTTAAAGCTATGGCACTGACTACTAAATTAAACGCTGTTAATACAATGATCTCCGTTATAGGAGAAGCTCCAGTAAATACATTAGGAGGTACAAGCGTACCAGTAACAGTTGTCCAAGCAGAAACCGTATTAGACGAAACAAACAGAGCGATCCAATCAGAAGGGTGGCACTTTAATACGGAGCACGAATATGTGTTAACTCCTGATGCAGGTACTAGTAAGATAAACCTGCCGAGTAACACACTAAGGGTAGACTTAGACCCACAAATTTATACAGACTCAGACCCTGTGCAGCGTGGACTTACATTGTATGACCGCAAGAATCACACGGATGTCTGGTCTAAGGAGGTTAAAGCCTCCATTACTTTCGAGTTGGACTTTACAGATTTACCTGAGCAGTTCCGACATTACATCACCGTTAAAGCAGCTCGTATCTTTGCTAACCGCTTCTTAGGCAGCAGGGAGATAGAAGGCTTTGCTTTGAGAGATGAGATAGAAGCTAAAGCTAGAGCAGTAGACAGTGATGCTGAAGCTTCTGACAGAACTATATTTGATAACTACAGCGTACTCCGAGTGCTTGACAGATAGACTATGCCGTTACTCGTAACAAGTGTACCGAACCTTGTCCAAGGCATATCGCAACAGCCCGACAACTTAAGGTATCCCGGTCAAAGTGATGAGCAGATAAATGCTTGGTCTACTGTTGTGGAAGGTTTAGTGAAGCGGCCTCCTACTGAGTACGTTAAAAATGTAAATACAACAGCACCGGGTAATAGCTTGTTTACGCATTTTGTTAAGAGGGAGGAGGCCAATAAATATGTGCTGAATATGTCGATGGTAGGTTCTACTCCTACACTTAAAGTTACAAATACAGAGACAGGCGACGATCTTCCTGTTACAGCTGCTACTATAGCTACTAATTACCTTAGCAATATAACAAACCCTAGAGAAGATGTTAAAGCACTGACAGTAGCTGACTACACTTTTCTTGTTAATAAGAAACGGGTGGTACGAGCACTAGACGATCCTGCTGACTATGTTACTTACAGTGGTGACATCTATAAATGTATAAACCCTCACACTTCTACAGCAGCTAACACACCCGATGTCAGTGATGATTGGATAGAAACAACAGAGGTTAAATCAGCAGATGCGTGGGCTGTTGATACAGATTATGTATCGGACGCAAAGACTAAACCGTTAGAAACAGAAGCTTTAGTATTTGTTAAGTTAGGTGACTATGAAAAGACATACGACATTTATTTAGACGGAAATGTAGTACTAGGCAATCTTGCTCATCACACATTAACAGGCCACACTTATTTATCGGGAGAGTTAAATTCTAGTGGTAATCATGCGGGAGGCAGAGAAGCTGACACGGAATATATAGCACAACAGTTAGGTACTGTGCTTGATACTTTCTTGGGTACAACAAGCGTTATAGGAAGTGCGACGATAAGCGGTGGGTCTGGGTTTGAAGCGACTCAGAACTTACCTACAGTACCTTCAGGCCGTAGACTCCCAACGGGTGCACACCGTCAAGTGTCGTATGAGTTCTTTATAGATCAGTACACAGATAACACACTTACTACTAAATTAGCAACAGGGGCTAAAGGTACAGTTGTTTTTAATACAAGCGGGGCAGTACAGAGCTACAGATTAACTCATGGAGGCAGTGGTTATGATGGGACTTTAGCTGCAGATACTTTAAAACTTGTTATTAGGAAGCACGTAAGTATTACAACTGTAGCATGGTCAGGAGGAGGTGCTAATCCGAGAGGAAGCTCAAGGAAACTGTCACAGTCTACATCTACAACCCGGACAGACATAACTTCAGCTACTGCTGGTTATATAATGCCTACATTTACAGCTGCACTTCCTACTGAAGGCGTTTACTCGATTGAGAGAGAGGGAGCTGTTATAAAAATTAAAAGCACAAGTGACTTCAGTATAAGAACGGAAGACGGTTTAGGTGGTCAAGGTTTAGGTTTAGCTTATAAAGAAGTAAACAATATTACAGACTTACCGCAGGTATGTTTTAATGACTTTCGTATCAAAGTAGTAGGGGATGCTGAGTTAAACCAAGACGACTATTTTGTAAAATTTCAAACTAAAGATCGTGAAGATTTTGGAGAAGGTTCTTGGGTGGAGTGTCCGGGCTGGGACAGCGATCCGAAAGCATCTTATTTGTCTAAAGGTATAGATACATCGTTTGATGTTGAGACTATGCCTGTGGTGCTTGTGCCTTACTTTGCTGCTGATAGTGATAACATCGAAAGCTTCTCCTTACAAACACCTAACGAGTTAGCTAATGTTGTAGAGCATAATAGCGTTTATTACAATTTAATAGAAGATCACAAAGGTACAGCAAACACAGAACCCGGCGTTGGTGCTGATTGGGAGGAGTATTGGGTAGTAACAACAGGTTTTACTTTAGCACGTGCTTGGGAGCTTAATACGACTTATAACCAAACAAGAGCTGGGTGGACAACAAGACAAGCAGGTGATGACTTTACCAACCCTTTCCCTTCTTTTACAGGTACCACCATTAACGACATCTTCTTCTTTAAGAACCGCTTGGGTATTCTTACTGACAGCAACATTATCTTTAGTGAAGCAGATGAGTACTTTAACTTCTTCCGTACTACTACTCAGCAGTTACTTGACTCTGCTCCTATAGATGTAGGACTCAGTCACACAAAAGTAGCACAACTGCAACACGCTCTACCCTTCCAAGAGAAGCTTATGTTATTTAGTAGGCAGTCTCAGTTTGTGTTGAGAGGTGCAGACTTGTTGACTCCTAAGACTGTAAGTATATCACCTGTTACAGAGTACGACATATCAGACAATATAGACCCCGTTGCTCTAGGTAACTACATCTACTTCCCATTTAAGCGTGATGCGTTTGAGGGGATGTATGAATACTTTGTTGATAACAATACTGAGGTGTTTGAAGCTAATGAGATAACAGCACAAGTGCCTAAGCTTATACCTTCTAACATTACACATCTTGTAGGAACAGCTTCTGAGAACATGATCGTAGCTAAGTCTAGCAATGACGACTACACATTGTTTGTTTACAAGTACTACTGGCAGAACAAGGAGAAGATACAGAGTGCTTGGATGAAGTTTACATACAGCCGTAAGATACGAGGCTTTGACTTTATAGACTCCGACTTGTTGTTACTGACAGAGGACGGGCAGGGTTTACACCTAGAAAAAGCTACGATGGAGAATGGACTTGTTGATGACGGTCTGTCTTATAAGTTGTACCTTGATAGTAGGTTGGACAGTAGTTCTGCGGATGTTTGGAATAGTATTACCGAAACATGGGAGACATACGACGAGCCTTGGGGTGACGGTTTCGTAGCTACTTATGACGCTGCTTCTAAGACTACTACTATTACTGGGTTTCCTTATGATCCTGTTGATGTGCAGATATACACAAAAGGCGGTACATATGTAGAGTTTACCAGAACATCAGCTACATCAGGTACAGTAAGCGGTGATCTATCTTCTACTCCTTTCTTTGCTGGCATCCCGTACAATATGTTGTACAGGTTCTCCAATCAGATACTGAAGCAACCAACAGAGCGAGGAGGACGCAGTGCTTCTGACTACACTTTTCAAACGATTCGTAACGCTAGTATTGAATACGCAGATACTGGACACTTTACTGTGGAAGTTACACCACGATTCCGAGACACATACAAGTACCCCTACAACCCAGCGTTGCTTGCTTCTATCTCCACTCTTAACGACTTTACACCTGAGAGCGGTCACTTTAGATTTGCAGTACAAGCTCAACCTAATGAAGCAACTATTGAGATAAAGAGCGATTCAGCCTTGCCTTGTAAGCTGTTAGCTGCAGAGTTTGAGTCTATGGTTATACCGAGAGCTAAGAGATATGGAAGTTAGAGTAGAGCAAGCACAGCCTGATATGGATGCCTTTGACTTGTACGACGATATGAGGGAGGAAGACATGATTGAATGTATCGGTCTTATGCACCACCCTAAAGATGCAGTGGTTGAGTCCTTTGTATCGTCTTGTAAATGCTACAGTGTACGAAGTGAGGAAGGACTGCATTGCTGCTTTGGTGTCAGTCGCAGGAGTGATGATATAGGGATTGTGTGGCTGCTTGGTACTAGGCAGATGCCAAAGATTCGTAAGTATTTCTTGAAGCACTCTAAGCAATATGTTGATGAGTTATTGGAAGGCTTTGACTACTTAACAAATGTTGTAATGAAGACCAACTACCTTAGTTATAGGTGGTTGAAGTGGTTGGGTGCTGAGTTTAACGATTGCCAACTTGATGGTTATCAGTCATTTATATTAAGGAGTAAGTAAGTATGTGTATACCAGCAGGAGTTATGGCGGGGCTTGCAGTGGCCTCTGGAGGTGCTCAAATGATAGCACAGCGTCAGCAGTACAAACAACAAATGGCGATGACTGCACAAGCTGCTGCTTTACAACAACGACAAACATCAAAACAAACAACAGCTGAAAAAATCAGGCAAGCCCAAGAAAGAGAATCAGAAGCTCGGAGAGCAATTCAAGAGGATTTAGAGCAAGCTAAAAGAGCTTCAACAGAAGTAGTTGCTCTAGGTGAATCAGGTGCTACATCAATTGCTGCCTTAGATGACCAATACGCACAATACGGTTTCTTAAGAGAGGCACGGGCTGCACAAATGAAACGTAATGAATTAGGGTACGGTATGGCGTTAGAAGAGATAGACTTTCGTGGTCAAATGGAACAAGCTCGTATTGTACGGTCAAGACCAACTCGTCCTTCTTTAGGTCTCGGTTTGCTATCAACAGCTCTT